AAGGTAGCAGTTGAGTCTGTTAAAGTAAGAGCAGCACTACCATCAGCCGAGGATGTCCCTGAAGCAGCTAACCTAAGAACATCAAATTTTAAATATTTTTCCATTTTTATATACATATTTATGCAATCGTTATCGATGTCATAGGGTTATTAAATGTTTGAGTTGCACCATCATTTGTAATAAAACATCCGTATGGTATGTACTCATGAACAGGGTTTGACCATCCTGAGATTAACGCCTTCTCAATAGCATCTTGAAGATGTAGTAGAAGAACTGGAGCAGCTGATCCTACGATAGCCGCATCATAATTTAATGTAACAACTTTTCCTTGAGAATAAGTTATTGTTAACGTGTCAGCGTCAACCTGATTCAAAACCAAACCTCCGCTAATTGAAACCAACTGTAGACTTGTGTCAGCATCAGTAGCTGCACCTGGATCTAAAACTGGTATTGATAAAAACTTTTCCATAATAAATAATAAGATTAAGGGTTATGCGTATGCTATTGCAGATACAGCAAACTCAGGAACAATATCCAAAGAAGGCTCTGTCCACTCAAGCTTTAATACTTTAGCTAACGAGTCTTGAATAAATGTTCTAAACTCTACAGAGTTAGCAGCTACAGCAGCATGGGTTAATGTAAGTGTTTGTGCGTCACCGTAGTATATTGTAGTAGCTGTAGTTGGGTTAGAAGCTGGACCGCCAGCATCACCAATCTCTACAAACTTTACATTACTACATGGGATTAATTGTGTTCCAGCACCTGTGACAGGAACGCTTAAGAATTTTTCCATAATAAATAATATAATTATTGAGTTAATAAACCACAAAGATAAACAAAAAAAAACACCCATTTCTGAGTGTTTCTTTAGTTAACTTAAAACATTATGACTTTAATTTTTTAAGCAGCATCTTATATGTTGGTAATCCTTCATCACTCTTCATCCAGGATGAGATGATGTACATCGGATCTTCTCCGAAAGGCAAAGATAATAATTTCTTTTTAGTCTTACCAGTTGTTAGAGTTACACTTTTCGTAGTCAACTCTAAATAGTTGTTACTAATGAACTCAGCAATATTGCTATCAATCTCCAGGTCAGGATCATTTATAACTTCTAAAAATTCTGCTGGTTCATTTTTAGCGAACATAAGAATATCTCTCTTTATTTCAGCAGTGCTCATCTTGTCTACATTATTAAACACCACTCGTGCTACAGCAATCTTTCTTTCTAAAGACATGTCATTAGCAGCCACTAAAGCATCAATCTCTTGTTGTACTATATCAATATCCTCTTGAGCTTCTTTAGCTTTGTCAAGCTCTTTGAAAGTGTTTCCATTACCTGGATGATAATGTAAGAATTGTTGTAATACTTGATTGTTTTTATATACCGTTAAATATCCATCCTCAAATATAATTGGCTCTAATATAGCATTTCCGTCTTGCTCATCCTCAAATGGAGACTTTTGGTTACGAGCATAACGAAGAGTTCTATTCTCTCCTGTCTCGTTATCAAAATGCATTAATGGATATCTTCTACTGTGAGATGAAGGTAGGATGTAGGATAGAGGTGCTACATCTCGTGTCAACTTGTAGATCTTGTCTACAAATACTTTTTTGTTTTTCATTTTATTATAATTTAATTAAAGTTAAAAAAAAGGGGAGGAGATTAATCCTCCCCCTAATTATCTATGCTTATGCATTGAAGATGAAGAAGTTGTTTGCACCTAAAGTACATACAGCTCTTTCACTCAAGAAGTTCACTCGCATTTCGTCAATGTCGTTAGTTCTTACGCCACCAGCAGAACCAGTAACCCAAGTCTTGTAACGTCTGTCCTCAGTCTCTGAAGCTCTATAACGAACATGTAAGAATGGACGCTTAGCGTTCTTTCCTAATACTTGATCGTATACAGTTGTAGATCCTGCAGGAACTAATAAACCATTAACAGCACCGTTAACTAAACCACCTCTCATTGTAGGATCGTTTAGATATTTCCAGTCAGACTTGTAGAAGTCATAACCTCTACGGAATCCTGTGAAACCTAAGTTAAGTGCCATATCAGCATCATTGTCGAATAATCCGTATGAAGTACCACCAGCTCCGTAAGAGTTTTGAGCAGCCAACATATCGTCAATATCGAAAGAGAACTGACGGTTAACGAATAATACATTCTCTTCAATAGAACCTTGCTTGTCAAGTCTCTGAATGATAGAGTCGAAACCTGCTAAGGCAACTGGGTTACCACCGCCCCAAACGTTTCCTCTGTTGTTAACAACATAGAAGATACCTTCAGAACCAGATAATCCTGCTGCAAGAGCACCTGAACCTGCACCAGCAGGAACAGCTTCAATCATAGCAGTCTCTAAGTGGTCTTCGAAACGCATTCTTGTTTCACCTTCAGCTTTTAGGTACCATAAGTATCCTGACTCACCGTTTTCAGTTGAAACTTCAATCCATCCGATTTGAGCCATGTCAGAACCAGAAACAGCATAAGTGTCACGGATAATGATTGGCTTGTTATCAAAGATTAAATCAGCTGGCTCTAAACCATTAACACCTGCAGTTGAAGAACCTTTTGCGAACTCAGAACCGTAGTTCCAGATTGTAAGGTTAACACCTGCGCCAAATGCTTGACCACCTGCTTCGTAGTAATCTACTACGATTGTGTTAACTGTAGGAACATCTGTAACAACAGCTTTGTTGCTTAATCCTGATCCAGCAGTCTCATCACATAACATGATAGTTTGACCTACTCTGAACGCAGGACCGCTAACAGCTGTAGTGTTTGGCATCTGTGAACCTGGAGGTGTCGCAGTTGGGTTGTTTTGGATTTGTGCTGCAGGGATAGTGATAGTAGCCTGAGTTGCTAATGCACCTTGCGCTGATGTACACCCTGTGTACTTTGTGTGTAAACGACCTTGCTCAGCCCACTTAATCATGTCTGATACACAAGGCATTTCAGCGCCTACCATTCGTAAGAATGACGCTACTGATCTGTTACCATAACGCTCAAATTCTTTTTCGTAAGTATCAGGAAGATACTGGCTCAAAAAATCGAAAGTCGTCAGGTAGTTTGTTGCTGTAGGGACCTGAGCCGATGAAGGCTGTAATTGGAACCCTGGAATTGCTTGTACTGGCATTTTCTAAAATTTTTTAATAATTACTTTTTACTTTTAATTCTGAGTCCATTCATACTTTGAGGGCTTATAGCTCTGATTGTTGTTCCGTTTTTAGTTACGGTTTGAGGTGCTGACCTTACCATATCAATGTTCTTAGATTTCTTAGATACATTGTCAACAGCAGCGGCAACGCCTTGCTCGTAAAAAAACTGAGCAAACTTTTCTGGATTCATGGCAGCAGCCATAGCTCTATGGTATCCTTTCGGATCATTCATCAAGCCTGTCTCCTTATCCATGTACTTTCCAACAAAGTTGTTTACATCAGACTGTAAGCTTTTTAATTCTTTCGAATCACCAGGTTTAAATATAACTTTACTTCCTCCGACTTCGAACTCAAAACCTTTGAACTCATCGTTAAAAACCTCATTGGTTTTTTGTAGGAAATAGTCATACCTTTTCTTGGTTTGCTCTTTAGCAGTTTTAGACTCATCTATATAACTCTTATAGCGATTCATTTCTTCCTGAACATCTTCTGATAACCCACTCCCACTTGACTCAAGAGGAATTTTATATTTATCTTTCTGATCTTCAAAGAACTTCTTCGCTTTTACAAGTTCTCTTTTTTGTGCTAACTTCTTTTTCTTAATGTCTTTTTCATCATCAAGATCTTCATCATACCCAAACTTATCATCAATAATGTCTTGAATGTCTATAGCATCCAATCCTTCTTCAGTAGCTGAGTAATATTGAGTTAGCAAGTCAGAAGCATCCATTTCATCGTAATTTCTTTGCAGCTTTACGAAGTCATCCATGCCTCTGCCTGTCTCTCTTTTATATTCAAAGAACGCTTTTACATCTTCTGGAAGCTCCTCGTTAGACTCTTTCTGAGTAAACAAATCATCCACAGATGTAATCTCTTTATTGTATCTATCTCTAATATAAGATAGAACATCTTCATCTTTTAGACCAGCTTCTTGTACTTCCTCTGTCGGTTGTACAGTTTCTGTAGTTTCAGTTTTCACTTCTGCTACAGGAGCTTCCTCTACTGCTGGTGCTTCTTGTGTTTTTTCCTCTTGCTCTTTTAGTAGTTTTTCTTCTACTTCAGCTACTGACTTTTGCTCAGCGCCTTCAAGTGCTTTTACTTTAATTTCCATTTAATTTAATTTTTACAAAGTTAAACATTATTTAAACACCTTATCTTGGGTTAAATTCCGCAAGATCAAAACCATCTAAACTATCCTCGTTTGATTCAAAGTTTATTGGAGCTGTGTTATTTTTTCTCTGCTGAATAAGTTTAGATTGCTCCGTGTTGGCTTGACTAATTCTTTTAGACTTACCATCTTCACGCATTTCTTCTCTCTTATCCATCTGCTGTTGTGTCATTCCTTGAAGTTGCATATTCATCTGGAACTCCAACTGCATTAATTGCTGCTTTAATGCAGCTTCATTTTTAAGCTTCTCAATATCAAAAGCAATCTCAGCCTGCTTAACCTGTATCTTAGATTGAGCTTCAGCTTGCATCTTTTGCATAGCTGCCTGAGCTGCGGCTTGTTGAGACTGCATATTGTTTTGTTGTTGCATCTGCATTTCAGTAGCCTTCTGCTGTTGCTCCTGCTCCTGCTTTTGCTTTCTTTTTACTTTCAAGAGTTGGTTAGCCATTTTAATATTCTTCAACTCTCTAATATCTATAGCATCCTCCAAACTAATATCCTTTTGAGATAATGCCATCTGAATGTTTTGCTCAAGCATTTGTTTCTCTTCTTCATCTGGAGCAACCTCTATAAATATACCAAAGTCATACAGATATAAGTTCTTTATATCCTCTAATAGACCCATATTATATTTACCAATTTGCATAGCAAACTCATCTTTGAAGTCTGCATACTCTAAAACATCAGCTGTTCTTATAGCTAAGCACTCTGCTAAAGTTCTGGTTAGATAAAGACTGCCTTCTAATATATGTCTTGTGGCTGTGTTTGAATTTAACGCAGCTAATTTTTGTATGCCAACTAAAGAGTTGGGGTCGGGAGTAGAACCATCACGAGCCTCGTTAAGACCCGTCACCGATCTAATCATATTTAGATAGTGGTTGTAATTAGATATAAGCATTTGCATTTTGCCATTACCACTATTAGCTGTTAATTGTGTGATTGGAACTCTGGCGTTATTAAACTCGCCATCCTGAGTGTAACTTCTACCAACAACACTACCAGTCTGGAAGTAAAGTCGTAAAGCATCTTCTGGATTGTATGCTCCGCCCTCTCCGAGATCAACCTCGTTAAGTCCATCAGCATCTATAAATACACCGTCAGGAACAACTCGTGAAACCACCTGTTGTATCTTTAGGTGTGTCATTTGTATTAAGTCAGCAAAAGGAACCATTCTTCTAACCAAAGATTCAGGAACACCTTTATACATTCTTGGAGCTGTAGCTATATAGTTAGGAAATGCAAACTGATTAGCTGAGTTTGGTCTCACCATATTCTTCATAAGCTCCCACTTAAGAATAAAGTTGGTACCCATAACCATTACGCCATCATACCAAACATCAATGGTCTTCTCTACTTTCTCGAACTTACCCTCGTCCATCATCTCTTGTGGAGGATTGAACTGGTCATCCTTTTCTACAACTCTAAAACTTCCATCCCCAACTTCTTTCTTTTTGTAAACAAACTTGTTAGTTGTCTTGTAGTTAAAGAACATAAGGGTAACAGTATCTCTTGAGAACATACTGTTATTATATTGTGGTACATTGTAATACTGATACCACGACTGACTATACTTAGATATTTCCTCTAAGTCATCATTCGTAAGGTCTGGGTTTATTTTTAAAAGCTCCGTCATTGGAACTGTTTTGATTTCACCCCAATAAAAACAATCTTTAAACTGAGGGTCTTCCGTATAACTGTATACAACATTAGCAGGGTCTACATACTTTACCCTAACGCCATCGCCCATTTGGAACTCATGCTTTAC